GTACGCCCTGAACTTCCCAGACGGTCGCGGGGGGCAGCACGTTCTGTGGCGTCACTTCGCCCCTGCGTCAGCCCTCCGTGACCTCAGCCGCCGCACAGGCGGCGCTGCTGACAGCTGGGTGGCAGCTGGCTGGCTGACTCTCACCCCAGGCGATGTGATCGACTACGACGCCATCACCCTGGCCCTCGCTGATGACCGCGAGCGCTACGACATCAGGGAAGTGGCGTTCGACCGCTGGGGTGCCACCCAGCTGGCCAGCCAGCTGCTTGACGAAGGCTGGCCCCTGGTCCAGGTGGGCCAGGGCTACGCGACCATGGCGGCCCCCACAGCCGAACTGCTGCGGCTGATCAGGGCAGGCCGCTACCACCACCACGGCAACCCAGTGGCCCGCTGGGAAGCGACCAACGCCGTCACCAGGCAGGACCCAGCAGGCAACGTGAAGCTCGACAAGCAGCGCAGCGCGGACAAGATCGACGGGCTGGTGGCCGGGGTCATGGCCCTGGACCGGGCGCTGCGGCACGAGGATGCCCCAGCTGAGGACTACGAGGCGGCAGGGTTCTAGGGAGGTCTGACCCATGACCACGCCAGTGATCGACCAGGTGGACGACGACCTGCGGCAGCTGCGGGATAAGGCCAGCCGCAAGCTGGACTGGCAGGCAGGGCGGGCAGGCCGATACCAGCGCTACTACGACGGCGAGGTCTTCGCCCCGGTGATCATGGACACCGACGAGCGCGAGACATTCCGCAAGTTCTTGCAGGCCAGCGGTGCAAACTGGTGCGAACTGATCGTCAACGCCGTGGCCGACAGGCTGACCGTGGCGGGGATGCGCTGGGGCGAGTCCAGCCAGCTGGCCTGGACGCTCTGGGAAGCCAGCCACATGGTCAGCGATCACAAGCTGGTCCAGAAGGATGCCCTAGTCGCGGGGTCCTCGTTCTGCCTGGTGCAGCCCTGGGATGACTCCCCAACGGGGGTGCGGATCAGCGCCGAGAGCCCCCAGCAGGCGACCGTGCTGTACCACCCAGGCGACCGCCATCACCGGCTGGCTGGCTACAAGCGGTGGCGGGATCATGACGACCCCGACGAGCAGGCCACCACCGAAGTGCTGATCACCGACGACTGGCTGGCCACCTGGTATGGGCAGGACCCCGCCCCCGACGTGCAGGCCAACCCGGCAGGCACGGTGGGCCTGGTGGAGGTCACCCCCCAGCCCAGGACCAAGGGCGCTCCGCGCTCCGAACTCAAGCCAGCCCTGGCCGGTCAGGACCGGATCAACACGACGATCTTTAGCCGCCTGGTGGCTACCGACTTCGGGGCGTTTCGGCAGGTCTGGGCCACAGGGGTGAAGCTGGCCCGCGAGGTCATGGGCACCGATGAGGACACCGGCGAGCCCATCACCCGCCCGGTCGCGCCCTACAACGTGGGGGCGAACCGGCTGCTGGTCAACGAGAACCCAGACGGCCGGTTCGGCGCGTTCAATGGGGACCCCCTGGCTGGCTTCCTGGCAGCTGTCGAGCAGGACGTAAACCAGCTGGCGGCGATCACCCAGACGCCCCCGCACTACCTGCTCGGGTCGATGGTCAACCTGAGCGCGGACGCCCTCACCGCCGCTGAGGCTGGGCTGATCGCCAAGGTCAAGAACCGGGCGCTGTTCATCGGGGAAGCCTGGGCCGAGGTCACCCGCCTGGCCCTGGGCATGGTCGGGGACCCGGAGGCCACCAACGTGGCGGGGCAGGTCATCTGGGCCGATATGGAGACACGCAGCATCGCCCAGCTGGCCGACGCCCTGGTCAAGATGCAGACCATCGGCGTGCCGCAGGAAGCGCTCTGGGAACGGCTGGGCACCAGCCCCGAGGACATCGCCCGCTGGAAGGCGATGGCGGCCGAGCAGCAAGCCCAGCTGGCAGCTGCCCAGGCTGCTGCCCTGGGCGCTGGGGACATCGCGGCGCTGCTGCAAGCAGCTGGGGCAGGCAGTGGCCCGCGCTGATCAGCTGACCGCTGCCTACCGTGCCAGACTGGCCACCAGCCGGGCTGGGATGGTCGCGCTGTTGCGGGTCCTGTTCGGTCGCGTCTGGGACCCAGCCCGGCCCATCAGCAGCCTGGCGCTGCTGGGCACCGTGGCGGGCCTGCTGACCACCAGGGCACAGGCCGCAGCTGTGACCGAGGCACGCGGCTACCTGTCGGCCCTGGCCCAGGCCCAGCTGGGCACAGCTGGCCAGCCGTTCGCCATCCCCCCTGGGGTCATCGGCATGGGTGCCAGCGGGGTGCCCATCGCCCAGCTGGCTGGCCTGGCCCCAGCGATCTACTGGCGGCGCACAGGGCTAGGCCAGGCCCCTGAGGCAGCGGCCCTGTCTGCTGATGCCTGGCTAACCAGGCTGGCCGTCAGCGAGCCGTACCGGGCCGCGAACGAGACGGTCCACCTGGCAGCCATGGCGGACAGCAGGACCACCGGGCTGGTCATCAGGATCACCCGAGCCGAGGCGTGCCAGTTCTGCCTGGACCTGGCAGACGACGGCTACACCGGAGCGGGCGCGGGCTTCCAGGCCCACGCCAGCTGTCAATGCACCGCTTCCCCACAGTTCCGATAGGAAAGGACCCCCCGGCCATGACCACACCACCCGCACCCCCGGCCCCAGGACCGCCTGAGCCGCCCGCGCCCTCGCCCCCTCAGCCTGGCCCAGGCCCGGCCCCGAGCCCCCCGCAGCCGCCCCCTGGGCCGCCCCCAGCGCCGCCCCCGGCCAACGGCCCCCCGGCCCCTGAGGACGTGGACGGGCTCAAGGCAGCCCTGGCCCAGGCGCGCAAGGACCGCGAGCAGGTCCAGAAGGAACTGGACAAGCTCAAGCAGGCCGCCATGACCGACCAGGAACGGGCCGTGGCTGAGGCCAAGGCAGCGGGCAAGGCTGAGGCAGTCCGCGAGGCTGGCACAGCTGTGGCAGCTGCCACCTTCCGCGAACTGGCCACCGGCAAGCTGGCCGACCCAGGCAAGGCCCTGGACCTGCTCGACCTCAGCAAGTTCGTGGCCGACGATGGCACGGTGGACCGCACCGCCCTGGGCAAGGCTGTGGACGGCCTGGCCGCCCAGGTGCCAGGTCCCCCAGGCAGGGTGCCCCCAGGCCCCAGGGGCGAGCCAACCGGCGAAGCGGACTTCATCAGGGACCGCATCAGGTCTGGGCGCTGACACCCCCATGGCGTAGGCTGCCCTCGATGCCCTGCGGCGTGATGCGGGGGCAGCCAGTCAGCCGAACCTGGGCGCTTCACTGGGGCGGGATGCCTCAGGCCCAGGCAGGGTGCGGCGGGATGCGGCCCAGCCTGGGATGCGCGAAAGCGGCGGGACCCTGTTGGTGCGTCTACCCGGCCGGGCGCTGATCGCACCGAGGTAGATATGCCGGTCAGCGACTTTGACAACATGATCCCGCCCGAATACGCGACGCGGATCATTCAGGAAGCCACCCAGCAGTCAGCTGCGCTGAGGCTGGGGACCCGAATCCCCATGGGCACGTCGGTCATGAATATGCCGGTGCCCAAGACATTCCCGAAGGCCGCCTGGGTTAGCCGGGGTGGCCGAAAGCCATTCACCGACCTGGCTATGGACTGGGAGAGCATGACGGCCGAGGAAGTCGCGGCCATTATCGCCATCCCAGACGTGATGGTCGAAGACAGCAGCATCAACCTGTGGAACTACGCCAGGCCGCTGCTGGCCCAGGCCATCGCCCAGGCCGTCGATGACGCGATCCTGTTCGGTGTCGATGCCCCTGCCACCTTCCCAGCTGGCGGGGTGGCCGCAGCTGCCACGCATGTGACCGATGGCGTCGATGTGCTGGACACGATCAACCGAGCGATGAGCGCCGTGGAATCAGGCGGGCTGCCTGTCACCGGGCACGCTGCTGACATCAGCGTGCGGGGTGCCCTCAGGGGTGTCCGTGACGAGTCTGGGGCCTTCCTGATGGGCTGGGCGGAACAGGACCGCTACACCATTCCGACCCTCTACGGGCTGCCCATCGCTTACAACCAGTTCGGCCAGCCGAGCCCCGATTTCTTCACGGGCGACTGGAATTACCTGTTTATCGGCGTCCGCTCCGATATCAGGTACGACATCAACCCGGCTGGTGTGATCGCGGACGACGACGGCAAGGTGATCGTCAGCGGGTGGCAGGACAACACCACGCCGATGAAGGTCTGGGCGCGGTTCGCCTGCGCCATCGTCAAGCCAGTGACCCCGCGCAACCCTGCCGGGGCCAACCCGTTCGCCAGCGCCGACGTGACCACAGCTGCCGTGCCTGGCGGCGCACCTGGCGACGGTGGCGACGTAGGGCCGCTGACCGCAGCGGCAAGGCAGCGCACCGGCACCACGGCGAAGCCCAAGGGCTGACCTGTGGCAGTCAGCTGGCGGGCCTGGGCACCCCCCCTCGATCCCCCGACCGAGGGCGGGCTAGACCTGGCCACAGCTGAGGCCATCGCTGCGGAGTTCTGGACGGCAGACCCCTGGCTGTGCATGGCGCTGATCTGGGAGGCGTACGCGCTGACCCTGCCCGCCACAGCCGGGGTGTCTGCCATCAGCACTGGCGTGCAGTCGGTCAGCTACCGGGGACCCCAGGACCCCTGGGCCTTGGCCATGGCCCGCGCCCAGTGGTTCCGCGACCAGCGGGGCAGCCTGGTGTCAGTCCCCCTGACCCTGGCCCCGCCAGCTGGCGACCAGTGGCCGGTGGACTGGTGGCAGCGCAACCTTGAGGACCCAGCCACCTGGGACGTGCCGTGACCCTGCTGCTGGCCCCAGACCTGGTGGCCCTCTACGAGCCGGGGGACCCCGACACCCACGGCTGGGTCACAGCTGACGACCTGGCCCCCTCGGTCTGGGAAGGCCCAGGCAACCTGCAAGCCCAGGCGGGCCGGTCCTCAGGAACGGCCGACGCAGCGGGCGGGCACGGCCCCTGGGACCCGAACAGGTCCGAGGCCGCAACACTGTTCCTGCCCACCGACGCGCCCGTTAGGGACGGCCTGAGGGCCGTCATCCGGGGCCGGTCCTATGCCCTCAGCCAGTCCCGGCTGATCGAGGACCCCACCGACCCCACGGCAGGCATCGCCTGCTGGATGATCACCGCCACAGGCGTGGACACCTGGGCCAGGGGCGGCACCGATGCCTAGCCGCTACCAGGTCCGCGACCGCACAGCCCCGCGCCGGGCTGTGGACAGCGACGTGGGCCAGCTGGCCGAGCAGATCATGGCCGAGGTCGTTGCAGCGACCCCCAGGGACACCGGGGACCTGGCCGCTGGCTGGCACATCGAGCGCGGCGAGTTCCCAGCTGTCCGCCTGATCAAGAACGACGTGCCCTATGCCCGATACGTCGAGTACGGCACCCAGCACATGCGGGCCGACCCTGCCCTGGGCAGGACCCTGGCCCGCTATAGGAACCGGGGGCGGCGGTGATGGCGCTCATGGCCGGGACCGTCGCCGCTGCCCCTGGTCAGCCCGACCTTGAGGCATGGCTGTGGGCCAACGTCAAGCACCTGCCTGGCGTCACGTCGTTCTGCTACACGGCCCAGCCCATGCCCCTGGTGCCCTGGACGGTGACCTACAGCTGCCAGGTGGACAGCCGGGCCAAGACCAAGCAGCTGGCCTGGCAGCGAGCCGAGCAGGCCCGGCAGATCATCTGGGGCCTGGCCACCGAGCCCTGGCCAGACGGGACGGTCTGCTACGTGCAGGTCACCGAAGGCCCGTTCTGGCTGCCTGACCAGGACGACCAGCCCC